CCGCGTTCTGGAAAGTCTGAGATGTTCTCAAGACGTTTCCCTGCGTGGGCTTTTGGTCAAAATCCTGATTTGCAAATGATCGCTGCATCCTATTCTGCTGATCTTGCATCGCGTATGAATAGAGATGTTCAGAGAATTATTGATAGTGAAGAATATAAGGATATTTTCCCTAATACATCATTTAGCATTAATTCTCAAGCATCACCTAGTTCTAGTAAAAATATTAGAAATAGTGAGATATTTGAAATTGCTGGTCATAGAGGTGCATATCGTTCTGCTGGTGTTGGTGGTGGTATTACTGGTATGGGTGCTGATATTGCCATTATTGATGACCCTGTTAAAGACGCAAAAGAAGCCAATTCACAAACGGTAAGGGATAGCGTGTGGGATTGGTACACATCGACTTTCTACACTAGATTATCACCAAAGAGTGGGATTCTATTGGGTATGACTAGGTGGCATGAAGACGATCTTGCTGGTCGTCTTTTAGCTGAAATGGAAAAAGGTGGTGATAAGTGGCGCGTAGTTTCATTTCCAGCCATTGCTGAGAATGATGAGGAATTTCGTCTAGAAGGTGAGGCGTTGCATCCTGAGCGATATAATCTTGAACACTTGGATAAGATTAAAAAAGCTGTAGGAACTCAAACTTGGAATGCACTTTATCAACAGCGCCCATCTTCAAAAGGTGGTGATGTAATTAAACGCTCTTGGTTTAAACATCGTTACAAAGTTTTACCAATAATGAAGCGTGTAATTATTGCTGGAGATACTGCTCAGAAGATTAAACAGCATAATGACTTTTCAGTTTTTATTGTTGCTGGTGAGGGTGTTGATGGTGGTATTTATATAATTGATCTTATTCGTGGAAAATGGGAAGCACCAGAACTTGAGCAAAAGTTAAAAGATATTTGGGCTAAATACAGTAGAAAGCATTCTATTAGTCATGTGTATATTGAGGATAAGTCTAGCGGTACAGGAATGATTCAGAGTATTACTAGACAGCAACAGATACCAATCAAAGGCGTTCAGGTTGATGCAGATAAATACACGCGCGTATTGGGGATTCAAGGTCACATTGAATCTGGTTATATTCACCTACCAGACGATGCAGAATGGGTAGAAGATTTCTTAAGTGAATGTGAGAAATTTACAGCAACTGATTCACACAAACATGATGACCAAGTTGATGCTTTAGTTATGGTTATAAATACCTTAATATCAAATGCAGGATTCTTGGATTTGCTATGATATATTACGTTTATTAATATTGAGTTTAGATCATGACCACACTAAATGATAACATTGTATCGCTTGCCAATAGTATTGGTCAGCGAACGGCAGCAAGGGATTTTGTCGGTTCTCCAAGATTGACAGATAATAAGTTGAGTAAACTTTATTCTGATTCTTGGATTATCCAAAAGTTTGTTGATGGTGCTGTATCTGATATGACACGTTTAAATCGTGATATCGAAACAACATTAACAACTGAAGATATCAAGGCTATCGAGTCAGCATCTCGAAGACTAGGTATTTTTAAGCATCGTGAAGAAGCTCTTACATGGGCTTCTGTTTACGGTGATGTAATGGTAATTGCAATCACTAGTCAAGATAATCTTGAGGAGCCATTAGACTTAGCTATTGAAAAAATACGTAGATTTATTGTACTTGATAAAACAGCTTATACTTTTGATCGTGATTATGAGGATGATATTCAAAGTGCAAACTTTGGTAAGCCACGAATGTATCGAATCAATGTAGGCCCTGCAAACATCCTAGTGCATAATAGCCGTGTATGCAGAATCGAAGCTGGTAAGCGTTCAATCAAAGATAAGAATAGCGCTTATGGTCGTTATGGTCGTTCTGATATTCAGCCAATCTATCAGCCATTAATTAACTACTTAACAACTGCAATTAACATTTCTGATATTGTTGATCAGTCTAAAACAGACGTATTAAAAATTGAAGGATTCAACCATGCTATTGCGGCAGGAAAGGAAGAGCAATTTGCTCAAGTAGCTCAAGCAATGCGTTCAATTCAAAGCTCAACAGATGCTTTAATGATTGATGCAAGCGCTCAATATGAACGTAAAGAGATGACTTTTGCTGGATTAGTTGAGATTCTTAAAGCGCAACGTGACGATCTTGCAGGTGCGTGTAGCCGACCATTAACTAGATTGTTTGGTCAGTCTGCTTCAGGTTTTGCTAGTGGTGCAGAAGATAACCAAATTTATTATGAAACAATTGCCTCATTACAAGAATCTCGTTTGCGTATTCTTGATGATTTCTTTGATAAGTTTATACTTAATGAAATTAAATCGGAATTTGATCAATTAGATTATACTTATCCATCAATTGAAATTAGCAACGAAGTTGAAACTGCAACAGTACTTTCCACAACGGTTGCAGCTTTATCAACCGCATTGCAAGATGGTGTGATTACTGAAGTTGAATATGCTACTGAGCTTAAAAATAAAGGGCTAGTTAGTTCAATTACGGATGAAAGTATAGCTTACTTAGAGGGTTTATTAAATGGCGCGGAAACTGAGAGCAGTGAGGCCGAGCAAGCAAGCCGAAGTCTTTTATCGACGACAAATGGATTACTTAATCAAGGAATTACAAGCAATAGTCCTGTCTGAGTTGCGCGATGATTCAGAGCAATTACCAGCCTCATTGACTGTAAACGATGCTTCGATTAAGAAAGGGGTTGAGCTTTTAGGCGCTCAACTCTCTAGGATTAATGCAAGACTTAATGCTTTAAATATTACTGCATTTGCTGAAAACTTGGCTCGTGGATTTCTTGATAGGCTTAACAGAAATAATGCTAGGTCAATGCAAAGTAATATTAAAAATTCGACTGGTGTTGATTTAGGTGCTGTTGTTAGATCGGAAGATTTAGATCAGCTCTTAACAGTTCGTATTGCTGAAAATGCTGCATTAATTACGTCAATCAAGAATGAATATGTTGAGGATGTTGGTAAGCGTATTCGGGATAATATTCTTGCTGGTGAGAGATCAACAACATTAATCACTGAGATTAAAGAGCGTGGCAATGTAACTGCTAATCGTGCAAAACTTATTGCTCGTACTGAAACATCAAGGGTTAATGCTCAGATTACTCGTTTACGTTCTGAGGCATTAGGATCAAAAACTTATGTTTGGTCGACTGTAATTGATGAGAGAACGCGTGATAAGAGGCCAACTAATCATAAAGTTATGGATGGAAAACTTTGTAGATTTGATGATCCAACGGTATTCAGTGATGATAATGGGGTTACATGGAGAAAACGTTCTGAGATTGGAGGACCTGAGATCTTGGCTGGAGATATTTATAATTGCCGCTGTACGTCATTGCCTGTAGTAAGTTTTGAATAACTTATCATTTGCAACTATATTTCTTTATTGTTAATATAAGTAATATTTATAAGACTTTGTATTATGAAACTAAATGATAAGACTAGTAGTAAATTTAAATTAACCGATCAAGGTTATTTAATTTCTACTGGTGTAAAGCTTGCAAGAGTTGGATCCATGGAATACCTTGGCTCTGAGCTTGGTCGCGATTCATCTAAGATTTATGATGTATATGTTGATAGTGATCAATTATTTACAGATGAGACTATTAAGTCATTTGAAAATATGCCAATCACAATTAATCATCCTGAAGAAATGGAAGTAAATTCTAAGAATTGGGAGGAGCTTACAAAGGGTCATATTACAAATATTCGTGTTAGTGATGATAATCAATTTCTTATTGGTGATGCTGTTGTAAATTCGGCAAAAGCAATCTCTACTATTCAAGAGGGGATGATTGAAGTATCATGCGGATATGATGCCGATATTGAAGAAATTGATGGCAAGCTTAAAAAGGTAAATATCAGAGGTAATCATTTAGCTATTGTTGATGAAGGTCGATGTGGCGCTGATTGCAAATTAAATCTTAATGATGGGAAACCAAAAAAGATGGCAAAAAAATTATCTATGTTAGATAAGATTCTGGGTCGTAAAGCCAAGAAGCCTGTATCTACTAAGTTTGGTGATGCAAAAGCTAAACTTGAAACTCGCTCTAAAAAGCTTAATGATGCTAAAGCTGACTTTGATAAAAAGCTTGCCGATGCTGAAGAAGTTGTTTTGAGTCCTGATGCAACTGTTGAAGAAAAAGCTGCTGCTGTTCAAGAGTTACAAGCTGAAGCTGCATCTTTAACTGAGGAAGCTCAAGCTGTTCTTGATGATGCACAAACTGCAACAGCACAAGCTGAAGAACTAGCTTCACAGATTGAAGAGGAAGTTCCAGCGACAACTGTAACTGATGAAGACACTGCCGCGGCTGCTGCTGAATTAGCTGATCTTGAAGCTCAATTACAAGAGCGCGATGCGCGCATTGCTGAATTAGAGGCTGAGATTGAAGCAATGAAAGAAGCTGAAGATCAATCAGCGACTCTTGGTGATGCTCGTTCTGTGTTTAAGAAAGTTGCATTTAAAGATTCTATGTCTACTAAGGAATTAAAAGCTACTGCTGTTGCTTCAACTGGTGCTTATTCTTTTGCTGATGCAATGAAACTACAAGATTGTGCTTTGAATAGTGCTTATGCTGCTGCTAAGACTGTTCAAGCAACCAAATCACCTATTGGCGCAAAGTTCATTGGTAATGACTCTAAAGCCAATCAATCTAAAATCCCTGCATCTTTACGCAAAGGAGATAAATAATCATGGCTTATTTTACGGAATGGGATGGAACGTTATTAGCTGGTAACTTCTCTCGTGCATCAAGCTCAGATATTAAAATTTGGGGTGAGCGAAATCTAACTACTGATGATCTAGCATATGGTACCGCTGTTGCATTTAATACTGCTGGTGGTGTTAAAAAGTTTGCTGCTGTAACTGATGTATTTGCTGGCGTTGTTGTTCGTGACATTTATCCAAATGCTACACCTAATGCCAAAATTACCGAAATTGCAAAAATTGGTATCGGTGATGGTATTCGTGTTCAAACTGTTGCAGGTCAGACTTTCACTCGTGGCGCTAAAGTCTATATAGTTTGCACTGGTGCAAATGCTGGATTGTTTACTGCCACTGCTTCAGCAACTACCATTGATGTTGGTTATATTGTTGATAAAGTTGGCGGTGGTACAAATGGCGTAATTGAAGTTACATTAAATAATACACAAGTAACAGGAGCTTAATACATGGCTTTTATCTCTGGTCAGTTGGGTGAAGTTTTAAACGAAGCTCTAACAGAACGCGACACACAATTACAGGAAACGCAATTTCCTGAAATCACAATTGCTGAAGCATTGCCAATTGATTTTAATCTCGACCTTGCTTTAGAGTATGTTGAGTTTGGTATCACTAATGCTACTGGTGATGTTCGCGATGGTTTGATTGGCAACAAAACAAACAGTCTAAAAACTTTGGATGCGGATGTTACTTTCCAGAAGGCACCTGTTGCTGTTTGGGGTAAAGCGGAAGTTTGGTCTGAGCTTGAAGTACAAAAGATTGCACGTCTAGGTATTGATGTTGTTAAGATGAAGCAAGATGTTTTGTATGCTAATGCAATGGCAACAATTCAATATGCTGGATTCTTAGGTCATCAAGAAGCTAAAGGCCAAGAAGGTCTTTTAAACGGTACTCAAGTTCCACATGGTACGGATCAAACTAAAACTATTGCTGCTATGACAGCTCAAGAGTTTATTGATTTTATTCTTGGCGCTTACAACACAGCTTGGGCGGCTTCTGGTTATCGTATTCAACCAACTCACATTGCAATGGATGCAGCAGACTTTATGGTGGCTGCTGGCAAGTTTGATACTGGTGGCGCTGTAGTTGGTCTTGATTTATTGCCTTTATCTGCTTTAGATAAGATCCTTGCTGCATTGCGTAAAACTTCAGGTAACGATAACTTCTCTATTCAATTTGTTCGCGTTCCTTCTAACTATGCTCGCAATATTGTTACTGGTAAATCTCGTGTAGCTGTTTATACATCTGATGCTAACTATATTGAAATGAAGGTTCATAGTCCTGAAGTTCTAGCAGTTCGTCAGCGTGACTTATTGACTTATGAGTCTGGTTACTTATCAGGTTTCACTGGAGCATTATGGAAGCAACCACGTTCAGCGGTTTATGTTGACTATGCTGTAACTCCGCCTACACCCTAATTCGGGGAATAAAATCCCCTTTGGATTAGATTTTGACACTCTAGGGTAATCCTAGGGTGTTTTTTAACATATGGAGAAACGAAATTGAATTATGTTCCAAAAACAAATTGGGTAAGTGGTGAAACGCTTTATCATACAGACATGAATAGGATAGAGGCTGGAGTTGCTGAAGCATTTACAGCAACTAAAGGCGAAAAAGGCGATGCTGGAATTCAGGGGCCACAAGGAGAAATTGGGCCACAGGGATTGCAAGGTATAAAAGGTGATGATGGGGCATTGGGTCCAATAGGTGAACAAGGTCCACAAGGGATTCAAGGCTTGCAAGGTCCAGCTGGTCCACAAGGCATAGAGGGTCAAGTTGGTCCTGTTGGTCCTGCTGGATTAACTTGGCGTGGTCAATACAATAGTTCTACTGCATATGTTATGGATGATGCTGTATCTTATCAAGGTGCAACATATTTTAGTGTTAGTCCCTCAACTGGTGTTTCTCCATTGCCTGAAAACTCGTCATGGGCTTTACTTGCAGCGCAAGGAGCAAGAGGCGAAAAGGGCGATAAAGGAGATACAGGCGCTCAGGGTGTTCAAGGTATTGCTGGTCAGCAGGGTATCAGGGGCTTAACTGGATTAGATGGCGCACAAGGTCCACAAGGTGAAAGAGGTATTCAAGGAATACAAGGATTACCTGGGGCTAAAGGTGACACTGGGGAAAGAGGATTGCAAGGTATTGCAGGACCTCAAGGAATCCAAGGGCCAAAGGGTGATACTGGAGCGCAAGGCCCAGCATCTACATATACACTTCCTAATGCTACAAATTTAGTTTTAGGTGGTGTTCGTGTTGGTAATGGGTTATCTGTTTCTAGTGGTTTGGTTTCTGTCACACCAAAAGAATATTTATTTACATCTAGGAATTCAGCTCAAGCATTTAACAATGTTGGTGAAACTGTAAACTTTAACTCTGGAACTATTGAGAATGGTATTTCTTATTCAAGTTCAACAAGCCAATTCACTTTAAAGCAAGGAAAGATTTATAAGATTTCATTTAATACATCTGTTAATTTTTCTGCTTCAAATGGATTTGTATTGTTCTCTATGTTCAATGCTTCTACTGGCGCACAGTTAGCACCAGTTTCGGCAGGTTATTCTAGTATTGGAAGTAATTTCAATGAAGCAGGAAATGGAATAATGGATTTCATTTATATTCCAGTTGCTAATATTTCAGCTTTAATTCGAGTTGCTTCAATCCAAACAGGAGTAACAGCAACAATAAGAGTTGGGTACACAAGTTTAGTAATTCAAGAGCTTTAATGACAGCCACCTTTCGAGGTGGTTTTCTTTTGTTTGATGATTCATAAAAATAAGTCATTAGACGTTATATAAAATAAGAAAGATAATTGTCTGTATTGGAGGGATTTATGTATTTAGCGAAAGCAAGAAATATTGCACCAAAAGATGCTACACATTACAGCTTTGTGGATTCAAGTTGGATATGTTTTTACTATGTTGAAGATGATGTCGCTTTATATATGAGTGTTAATGGTGGTCAGTGGTTTGATTGCTCAGATACAGATTTTTCTAATGATATTAATGACGGTGAAATAATTAAACTATGGTGACTCATAAAAATTATTCATTATTCAAATCGGTTTATAAATATTAGTATGGGTTATTGAAAACAAATTGAGGTAAATAAAATGTCTATTGAATTAGCTTGTCACGATTGTCTTACTTGTTTTGATGAAGATGAATTAGATGACTGCAAATGTCCAAAGTGTGGTAGTGGTCATTATGATTACTATGATGAAGTTTTTTACGAGGATGAGGATTAAAAATTGCACCAACATCCGATTAAATTTATGTTATTGAAAGGAGATTGTGATGATTAAACTAAAGAATTGCCCGAAATGCAAAAGCAATGAAGTCTATGGAGGGCAAGATAATAAATATATGGAAACTATATATTGTGATTCATGCTCGTATGAAGTCAAAAGAAAAACATTTGAGATGGCATCCGAGTTCTGGAACAAATTAAAGAGAGGTGTGAAATGAAAAAATTAATCTTAGCTTTACTTTTAACTTTTAGCACAAGTGTTTTTGCGGATGGTTACGAATGCGAGGATGATCAATATCCATGCTGTAATGATGGTAATTGTGATATTTGCTTTGGTATGGATATGGAGCAATATTATGACTAACCGAGAATACGAAGCAGAAATCGCAAGATTAACGCAAGGGTATGAGGATTTGAAAGCTTGGGTACCGATAAATAAATATCCAGACTATGAAGCTACAGGATTTATTTGTGGATATGTTGTTGACTCAGATGATTTATTAAAAGAAATCAACAAAATAACAGGTGGGGAGAAGTAGATGATTATACTTATGGGTGATAATTCTATTAACGGTAATAGAAATGAAATTGTTGAAAGTATTGTTAGAGATGGTAAAAATAACACAATATTGTTTAAGTTATTTTCAGGAGAGGAGTTCTTAAAATATAATGTTTCATCTGATGATGTTACTTTTGCTTTAAACAATCAAGATGAAGCATATAAGAAATGGTTTAAGGAGAAGTAGATGAGTGGTTTTGATGAGTGGTTTTCTAAATTTGAAAATACAGATTTAGATTCATATGATATTGGATATCTAGCTTGGAACGAGAAACAAAAGAAGATTGATGCAGTATTGGAATACCTAAATCAAGATATTCATCCATTGGATTTAAGTGTTGATCATATTAAGGAGTTATTAAAATGTGGAAAAACATAGCAATTATTGCGCTGAGTATTTACTCGGTTGGAGTGACTGTTTCATTTCTTACTATTGTTAACCTGTTTCTAAACAAGGTTGAAGATAGCGAGAAGAAAGAAGATAAACCAAAGCATAGGATTGATTTATGAGTATTGATCAGCTAAGAGATATAGCACCAATAAAAGCAACACACTATTGCAATAATGGTCATTTCTATTATGCAGATGGGTGGTTTTTATATCAATTTAATGGGTTTGATTGGACTATTATTGATATGTATACAGATACATCTATGTTAAATAAATTATGGGATTGACTTATGAACATTGAAGAAATTAGAAAGAATGCTCCTGATGGCTCTATTAAATATGGAATAGGCAGAGTTAGTGGAAATCCATTTTATATAAATAAAAAAGGTTTTATATGGAGTTTCTATAATCATGAATGGACTCCATTTGCAACCAATATGAAAACATATGATCTTTGGTGATATAATATCCAAAACTTAAAGGTGTTTGTTATGGATTTTTTAGAACAGTTTCGATTAGCTTGGCCTGAGTTGTCTGCTGCAACTGATGAGCGTGTAATGTTCTTTTATGGATTGGCTCAAAATAGTATGTCTGCTTCTCGTTGGGGTAAATGCTATCAAGAGGGAATTCTTAATTTAACAGCCCATTTACTTGTAATGCGTTTTGGACCAACTGGTAATGGAAATCCTATTTCTAATGTACCTGATCAAGCGACAAGTAAAACTATCGGTAAGCTATCTAAAGGTGTTGAATCTAAGAATAGTGGTAACTTTGCTGGTGCTGGTGATTATGCTTTGACACCTTATGGACGTAGATATTGGGAGCTATTACAGTTAATTTTACCAACTGTTTTAGTTATTTCTGGAAATGATGGTTGTGCTGGGACATTCTCACGATGATAGTTCGTAATACTAGATTAGCTGGATTGAATAGATTGCTTCAAGGGATACAGAATGCTGCTAAGTATGAGGTATTAGTTGGAGTTCCTGCTTCAGAGAATCGGCCTCATGAGGGATCTGGTATTACGATGGCAACTCTTGCGGCGGTGCATGAGTTTGGAAGTCCAAGCAATGGTATTCCTGAGCGTTCTTTTTTGAGATCAGCTATTATTGAAGGACAAGAAGGCATATCTAATTTAATAAGTCAAGGTGTTTCAGTCTATCTTAGAGATGGAAAACAGATTGATTTACAGTTTTATGATAGGATTGGATTGTATGCTTCTAACTTGGTTAAGGATAAGATTGTTCGTGGTCCATTCGTACCATTGAAAGAGGCTACAATTGAAAAGAAGGGTAGTAGTAAGCCGTTGGTGGATACTGGTGCTTTAAGACAAAGTATAACTTGGGTTGTAAGAAATGAAACTTAAATCAATTCCACAAACATATGAAGCAATTGTATTTCATGATGATATTGAAACATGTAAAAATGTTCAAGATTTTGTAGAAGGAACTTGGGCGCAACTTATATGCAATTCAGATTCTAAGATTTTATCTAGTATCGTTGGGAATAATATTTTATCTAATGGAGATATTATTTATAAAGATGATAACATGTGTTACTTGTTTAAAAAAAGTAACGGATCCCATCTATTTAATAAATATTTCGAGGTAATTGATGAAACTTAAATCTAAATGCTTTCTTACTAAATGTGAGAAGGCTTTAACAATGAGGAAGGTTTGTCGATTGGTTCAAAAAGATCCGTTATATTGGATAGTTGAAGTTATTGATAATCCATCTGAAAAATACTTTGCATTGCCTCATCACATTCGATTGCCGATTAAAGATGAAGTTGATGCAAGGTTATATGATTAAGGAGAAAAACATGAATTTAATTCCAGAAACAAAGCAATTCTTAGCTGATAACTATCCTACATTATGGGATGCTTTTCTAAATGAAGATGAAACAACTTTTTTAACCGTAAGACGTTTTAATGATGTATTTAAACAACGCAAGAAGGAGCATGAAGAAAAGAAAACCATTATTGCAATGATGAATATCTTGCTTGCAGATATTAATACTAAATTTGATATTGAAGATGTTGTTAATAAGTATTCTGAAAATAATGATTTATTTAAAGATGCTGTATCAGGTTATAAGCATAGTGCAAATTTGATTCTTTGATTTAATTAATGTGATAAACTAGCCCTTATTTTGAGGGCTTTTTATGCTTTTAAATATCTCAGAAATATTAGACGATCCTGATTTTATTCAAACTGTTGAGTTTGGTATTGTTAATCAATCGACTAATAGTGATGGTGATCCTTTAGAAACTGAGGTTAGATCATCTCATAGCAATACAAACGTTCAGCCTGCTAGTGGTGCTACACTTCAAAGATTACCTGAAGGTGAGCGAACTAGGGATATTCAACAAGTATTTACCAAAGCTGAATTCCCAATTAAAAACGGGGATTATATGTATTTCAAGAATTTAAAATATCGTTGTGTTACAACTGAGGATTGGTCAGACTATGGATATTACGACAGTTTATTTATTCGATACGAAGGAGCTGCGGAAATTACTAGCACAGGTTTTAACCCTTTTGCCTGAGCGAGTTATTGAATCTAATACACAGGTTGATGTGTCTAAGTGGGATGCATATGCAACTGTACTACAAATGACTCAAAACATTAATGGAACCAGTACAAAGTTTGATGGAGATACTGAGGAAGAATCAGCTAACACTCAATACAATGTTATGTATTCTATTAATGTAATTGGCAATAACGCTACTATGATGGCTAATCGTGTTGTTCCAAGTCTTAGATTAAATAGCGTTGTTAATGAACTAAAGCGTTTAAAAATTGGTATACTTCAAGTATCTGCTGTTAGGTCTGTACCGATTGCTATTGATGGCGGTTATGAAGAAAGAGCGCAGTTTGATTTATTCGTAAGTCAATATACAATAGTTAAAGAAAAGTTAAATGCCGTTACATCGGTAGAACTTCAACTCCACATAGAACAATGAGGTCATAATGTCATTATCATTAAACCGATTTTTTACAGTACGGTTGCCGCGCACTCCAGCAGCTATACAAGTACAAGATCAATCATTAGCAGTTTACGTGACTGATCAGGCAAGCGATCAATTCATTGATAACCTATATCTTTACGCATCTGAGCAATCAGAAGTAGAAGCTATTTTTGGTACATCAAGTGAAATTGCTTTAGCTACACGTAAAGCTTTCTCTCATGCATTACGCCCACGTCAATTGATTGTAGTATATTGGAATAAAGAAGGTGTTCCTGTATTGGCCCGTGCAAATAGCTTAACTGCCACTGCATCACCTTTGCCATTTGTAAATATTAAGCCTAGCTATAACTTTACCATTACATCACGTAATGTGACTGAAGTTGTAGCTTATGCACCATCTGTACAGCCTACTGACTATGATGGTCTTGTAACTGCATTGAATGCTGCTTTAGGTGCATCAAGCCGTTTTGAGTTTGCTTATTCAAATGGCGTATTCTCTTTATCATCTAAAGTGATCGGTGCTGAAGTTGATACTGATAATATTGGCATCTCTGTTAATTCATTTGAGTTAAACAATATTGCGGATGACTTGCGTTTAACTATTAATCGTGGTGTACGTCAAGTTCGCGGTATCAATGGTTCAACTCCAGCTGCACAAAGTATTGTTGATTTGATTGCTCGACTTGATAATGAAATGCCTAACTATTATGGATTCTATAATACAGTAGCGATTAGTGATCAAGAGATTGAAGACACTCACGATCGTTTACAAGCTTCAAATCGTTTCCATCTTTATGCCTTTACTGCTTTAGCTGATTACTTATTGGATTTCTCACAATCAAATCCTTTGTATCGCATTGCATTGAAGAATAGTCAAATCATGTTGGCTCAGCTAAATAAGCTTGGTGATCGTCATGCAGCTGTTGAAGCTCTTGTTCAAGCTTCTTCTACCAATTGGGAAGGTCGTAATACTGCTCAAACACTTAAGTTTAAAACTGAAACAAGTGTTCAATCAGATCCAAGTATTACCACAACTCTCGCTAATCAATGTGATCGTTTGGGTGTTAACTATTATACTGATTATGATGGTACAACATTCCTTGCTGAAGGTCGCACTGTTGGTACAGAATTGTTCTTTATTGACTCAACAACTGGACGACACGCTTTAACAGTTCGTTTGCAAGCTGCTGGTGCAACTCGATTAATTCAACAGCCTAAAATTCCACAAACTGATGAAGGGCAAATAACCTTACAATCTGCACTGGTTGGTATCCTTGAGCAATTTGTTCGTAATGGTTTCATTGGTCGCGGTTTGCGTTGGAATGGAAACGGCTTTGGTGAATTAACTACTGGTGACATTCTTGAAAATGGCTGGTACATGTTTAGTGATTCATATGCTTTACAATCACAATCAGATCGTGAAGCTCGCAAAGCAATGCCTATTCAAATTGCTGTAAAAGAAGCTGGTGCAATTCATTCAGCAGAAATCATCGTATATGTGGAGCGATAATATATGTCAGCATATGATCACAATTTTAGTGTTTTAAACATTAATGGATATCGCATCACTGGTTTTGTTGATGCGGCAGATTCAATTGCATTTAACTATCCAAATGCTGAAGGGACCATTACTTATGGTGGTCAAGAAGGAAATGGGGTATTCGTTGCGTCTGCTAATGGTAAAGGAGTTCAGCTTGTAATCAAGTTGCTTCAAGGTCATGAAGATAATAAGTTCATGCTTGAGATACTTAAGTCACAACGTAATTTGCGAAATCATACTCCAGCATCTTGCTACTATGAAAACGTTGTAAGTGGTGATACTATTACCGCTACAAATGGCTGGATGACAACTCGATCAGGTTACGTTCGTGGTAATGCACATAATGACGGAACTTGGACGATTGAATTCACGCGAGAAGATTCAAACTATACAGGTAGATAAGAAATGACTGAGAAGACTAGTACTCTTGAACTTGATGATGTTGTTTATCATTTTTCTGAAGCAGACGTATTTAAAGCAAAAAAACATGCTGAAATGTTAATGAGCCTAGCCCGTGGTGCTGTGAAAGTTAAAGGTAACGCAGAAGGCGGCAAAGGATTTGATGTTAATATTGATCCTGCTGAAATCCTTGCAAACATCTCAAGCCCTGAAGCTGAAAAGATTCAAGAGTTCATCTGGTCAACTGTAATGGTTGTTAAGGGTGGAGAGGGTGTTAAGTTTACTTCTCAGTCAGATCGTGCTTTACATCTTGGTAAGCATCGTTCGCATATTTATCAAATTATCATCTTCGGTGCTAAATACCATTTTTTGGATTTTTTACCAACTGGGGAAGGGTTTGCGAAAAGTATTCTTGGGCAAGCGATAAACAAGATGACAGCGAAAGTAGTGTAGATTGGTTTATATTCGCGCCAATTGTTAAAGGGTATTGCACCATGACTGAATTAAAGTCTGGTGTATATTCTCTTGATGAATTCCTTCAATTGCATGAAGCTATAGCTGATATGGCAATAAGGGAAAAAGAAGAAATGGATAAAATGAAGACCTAGCGCAAGCTGGGTTTTTTTAATGCTATAATTAAAAATAAATTATGGAGTCGATAAATTGATTATTGATGAGTTTTTAATTGCACTTGGCTTAAGGGTTGATACAAATAGTATTAATCAGGCTGAGAGATTGGAGAGTGCTGTAGATGGTGTTGCTGATGCTGCATCAAATGCTGATGCTCAAACTGCCACACTAGGTCAGCGTATTGGTCGTTCATTTGCTGCTGGATTAACTATTGTTGGCGCTGCTGCTACAGCTATTCAAACTGCTTTAACTGGAGCTGTTGCTTACTTTAATGGATACATTTCAAGAGCTGAAGAATATTATAACTCGAAAGAAGATGATGTTCGAATTACTGCTGAACAGCTTGAAATGGCTAATCGTTATAATGAAGGTTTAGATAGGCTTGGAAAGGTGATAGAAAGCATAAGGGTAAGAGTGGCCTTTAGCTTCCTTCCTGCTATGCTTAGGGCTGTTGATACATTTAATAAACTTTTAGATAGTAATCGTGAATTAATCCAGAATGGTATTAGTAGATTGCTTAATGTATTAGCACTTGCATCACAGGCTATTATTAATACTATCAGATTTATTGATATGGTTATAACTAGAACCACTGGATGGACTAATGCTCTATATATTATTGCAGCCGCATTACTTTATGTAAGACGTGCAAGTATTCTTGCATTTGTGACAAATCCTATTGCTTTGGTTGTGGCTGCACTGGTTGGACTTATAGTTTTAATTGACGACTTCATCACTTATCTTGATGGAGGTGAATCTGAGTTTGGTGAATTCTGGGGAACAATGCTTGAGTATATCGAGGTAATTACTCCAGCACTTCAAAAGCTTTGGGATTTATTAATTCAAGGTGCATCATATGCAATTGAGGCTGGTGTTTATTTCACTCAATACTTTGGCGGTGCGCTAGTTGATACTATTGAAGCATTAACAGCTATTTGGACAATATTTGTTGCTTTACTTACTGGTGACTTTGATTTGTTATCAGTATCTTGGGATGGATTGATTGAAAATCTATTATCAGCATTTACAAACTTTGCTCAATTGTTTGAGCCACTAGCTCAATTGCTTGTAAGAATATTTGTTGCTGTATTTGATCGTATTCGCACTTATGTTGTTGGTGTATTTAATTCAATGGTTCAAACTGTTAGCTCATTCATTTCAAGAATTGCTGCTGTTTTGGCTAATGTATTTAATATTGTAACTGCACCATTTAGATTGGCATTTGATTTTATTGTTAATACTTTCAATAGATTACCATCATTAATTGGAAATATTATTTCTAAATTGCCTAGGGTAAATGCTATTAGTTCAATTGGTTCTGCTGTGACAAGTGGTGTTAATAGAATCGTAAACAACATTGGTGGTCAAACTAGTGCAACAATTAATGTGACTGCACCTAATGCAATTAGTGCTGCAAATCAAACGGCCAATGCTTTGAGCAATGTTCAAGCTCAGCGTAATCTTGGAGGTCAAGCAATAGCATGATCATAAATTTATTGAATCAATACCAGAGCCGTCAAGTGACGGTTACTGGTTTTGCACTTGGGACCTTGGTATTTGATGCGCAGCTTGAAGAGGCACATGAATCAGTTTTATCTGTTTCTGAAAACGCTTTAGAGAGTGGTGCGTTAAGTGCTGATCATTCTGTATTATCTCCAAAGACTTATTCTGTTAGGGGTATCTTTGTTTCATATGCGCCTCCTGTTGGATTGCAAGCTGTAGTTAATAGTGATCTTCAATTACTTAAACGACTTCCTTTCTTGAATGGGATTGTAGGTCGAACTGAGCAAGCTATCGCTAAAGTTAATCGATATGCTGGACAGATTAATCGGACTATTGAAACAGCTAAAAAGATTGCTAGAAGATTGGGGCCATTGCTTCCTACATCATTGCAATTGCTTGGTGATCGAACTCAAGATACATTGACTCGACAACAAAAAGCTTATGATGATTTCTTGACAATACAAGCAAATGGTGAGTTTCTGACTATTTCCACGGGGTTAAGACAATATACAAATATGTTGTTGACTCGCGTTGTTGCGGTTCAAGATGTTGATGATGCTTTACAGGTTCAGTTAGAGTTCCGTGAGGTGTTTATTACTGAAACTAGAACAGTGCAAGGATTGGTTGTTCAGGTTCCTGAAACTACAACACCAAGCAAACCTGAAGCCAAAAAGACAGGACGAGCAAAAGATCAAGCAGCCAAGCCAAAATCTAAAGGTACCACTCAACCAACGCAACAACCAAAGTCAAACAAGTCAGTGGCTCGTTCTATCGGTGATATTATACGTGGGCTTTGATTCATAACTTTTATTCATTAGTCATTAGTAGCCCACTTGTTTATAGTGGGTTTACTTTTTAAGGGAGTTACGAAAATGAAATTAGCTTTATTGGTTTATCTTGCTGGAATATCTGATTCACTATCTAAAACTATGGGATTATTATCTTTACTTATTTTTACATCAATTGTAATTGTTGCATTATTTTTACTTATTAATTCATGCGATGGTGATGGATTTTTGGCAATTAAAAAATTTAGAAAATATGGTGAATTAACTGAAGATGAAATAGAATCTCATAACAAAAGAGCATTAAAAAGCAGAAAATCTGTAAAAAGATATACTATATTTTTTGTTTCAATTTCATTTTTTCTTGCTTTATTTGCATCATTAATACCATCTGAAAGAACTATTTACATAATGGCAGGTGCTTATGCTACAGAGCAAATTGCAACTAATGATAGAGTTCAAAAAATTGGTAGTGATGTACTGGAAGTAATTGAAGGAAAGCTATCAAAAATGAAACAAGAAGATAAATAATTTTAATGCTAAAATAAGCCCTATCTAATGATGGGGTTTTTTATGTTCTTAATTCCTTTAAACTCAGATCCATTACAGACACAAAACTTCACGCATCAAGGTTATGATTTAACTTTGACTACTCGTTGGAATAGTGTTGTGGGGTTCTGGAATATTGATTTATTCGACAATATTAATCAGGTTTATCTTACTCAGTCTGAGCCTTTAACTGTTGGCTCTCCTAGTGGTGTTCATCTTCAATTGCCATTTGTATTTGTTCTTATTGATGAATTTGGTATTGGTGAAGGACCAATTAATATCAATGAGCTTGGTGAGAGATTGAATCTATATATCGTAAACAAGGATACATACAATGCAGCAATTCGGCAGAGTAATACAGTTAATTATCGGTAGTGCTACAGAGTCGATTGTAATTGATGGAGGTCTAACGATCTCCTTTGATTTAACAAAGACTTTAACATCTGAGCCAAATGAAGCAACTATATCGGTAATTAATTTTAATCAGTCAACACGCAACTTGATTACTGAGAAAAAGTATAATCGCATCTTATTGAATGCTGGATATGGTGATGACTTGCGCACCTTATTTGTTGGATACATTGACGAAGTAAACAATCAGAAGGAAGGAGTAGACACAACAACAGTTATGACCTGTAGTGATGGTTCAAGAGATTATCGTAAATCGCGCACAGCTGTAACTGTAGCTAAGGGCGCAACTGATAAAGATATTGTTGACCAAGCTTTAAAAGATATGCCTAATACAACTGCTGGTACTCAAGAGCTTCCTAAAAATCAAAGATTGCCACGCGGTAAAACTATTGTTGGTAATACTCGTGATGTGCTTAAGATTGTTGCTAAGAATCAAAATGCTGACTGGAGTATTCAAGATAATAAGCTTGTGATTCTTCCTAAAACTTCAGCCCTTGCAAACAATGAGGGATTCATTATTGAAGAGGGAACAGGGATGATTGGGTCGCCTCAAAAAACAAGTGATGGACTAGAGGTTAGATGCTATCTAAACAACGTTCTGCGTGCTGGTCAGCTTGTTAGAATCGTGTCGCGCATACAAGAGTACTCAGGCGACTTTAAAATCAAACAGGTACAAATGAGAGGATCTAACAGGGGCCAAGACTTTACAGCAGTTCTTACAGTTCAAAATGGAACATACAAAGAGGTGAACAAATCCACTTGATTCATAAAAATTATTCATAAGACAATATATAAGGCTCATAGTAATATGGGCTTTGTTAGTTATGAGGATTAAGAAATGTTTAAAGATATGAGCAATAAACTTGGTAAAGCACATGAAATAACAGGTGGTAAAGATGGATTGTATTATGATCCAAATGATAAAAGTATTGTAATAATTGTTCGTGATGGAATCACAACCATATTGCCAATTGAGATCTTAAATCATCCAGCATTAAAAATTAAGAAGTAAGGATTAAGAAGTGAAAGTAAAGATCAAAAGTTTTAATGGTGAGTTGCCTTATTATTTAACCCTTAATAAAGAATATGAGTTAACTCAAGAAATAGATAAATATGGAATATCTCAAATACTATCTGACGATAATTATCCAATTATAGTACAGGTAATTCATGCAAGTGAAAGGTTAAAAGGTGGCTCATGGGAGATAGTCGAATGAAAATTGAAATTGAATTAACCGATGGTGATTTTAAATATAAAGGATTTGAGATTTGGGCTTATGAGGAAGAAGGAACGTATTACAGGATAGATAGGCTTAACGAAAAGTTTGCAAAGCTATCTGATGCAATATCATTTATAGATAATCACATTTTACTAAAAGAAAAACGCAAAGAAAATTAATGTATACTAACCTCATCACAAGATGGGGTTTTTTATGCCTGATATAAACACAACAGAACTCTTGGAGTCGCAAGCTACATCTGTTCAATTGCAGATTAATACTAGCCTTCCAGCCCGTGTTATTTCATTTGACGCATCACAGCAAACTGTATCAGTAGAATTAATGATTGAGCAATTAGGTATCAATGGTGAGCAATTAGCATTGCCTCCTTTGGTTGATGTGCCTGTTAAAATGTTTTCATATGGTCCATTCAATATTACCGCGGAGCCAAAATATGGTGATGAAGGATTAGCTGTATTTAGTCAGCGCTGTATTGATGGTTGGTGGCAATCAGCTCGCAAGTCAATTCCTTTAGATATTAGATTTCATGATCTATCAGATGCATTCTTTGATGGGGGATACAAATCTATGCCTAATGCTCTTACGATAGTACCTAATGCGCTAAACATAGCTGGCGGATCAAACTATATTCGCTTAATGGCAGATGGATCTATTGAAGTTTCAGGTTCGGCAATTAATATTATTGGGCCAACAACTTTTACTAATCCTGTAACAGCGCCTAACTTTGTTCTTGAATCAGGTGTTACACTTGGCACACATACCCATGGTAATGTTCAAAATGGAAATAGCTCAACAGGTGGACCACAATGAAAGTTAGACAATTAGACGAAAATCATGACTGGCAGTTTGGAAGAGGATTGGCAAGTTATATAGATGGAAGTGAAGCGGTTAGACAATGTGTTCAAACTATTTTGCTTTCATTTCGTTTCAATTGGTTCCTTGATGAAGATCATGGAATTAACTGGTTTGCATACTTTGTAAAGAATCCTGACGTTCCAGTAATGGAAAATGATATTAAGCGTAATATCTTGGAAGTTGAGGGTGTACAAACATTGCAAGAATTAGATTTGCAATTAAACACTATTACCCGACAACTTATAATTACGGTAAGATATACAGACATTTATAATTCAACTCAAACGGTGGTATCTAGTGTTACAAATCCTTAATACAGGTTTAGAGATTGAGCGACTTGACGCTATTATTACGCGCCTATCTCAATCAATGCGCGACATTTACGGACCAGACATTAATATTGATCCTGATACACCAGATGGACAATTGATAGGTATTTTTTCGCAAGCTCTTGCTGATATTAACGAGATTATTGCTGGTGTTTATGCAATGTCTGATCCGACTAAAGCGGTTGGTGTATGGCTTGATATTCAGCTTAAATATGTCGGTCTTACTCGTAATCGTCAACAGTACTCATATTTAAATAGCGTTAATATTGCAACAACAGTTGGAACTATCATTCCTGCTGGTTATATTGTTGTAGATGCCAATGGTATTGAATGGCAAACAGTTAATTCTGCAACTGCTACAGGTTCAAGCCTTTCAATGCAATTCAGATCATCAAATTACGGTGGATTTCCTTTACCAGCTTCACAAGATCTTACACCGCGTACAATTGTTTTAGGTGTTCAATCTGTAACAACAACAACTCCAGCAGTATTGGGACGACTTCAAGAATCTGATGAATCTGCTTTAATGCGATTCTTACGCTCTTACTCAATCAACAATCTTGATGATCGTGAAGGAATTGAAGCTTCATTACTCTCAATTGATGATGTACGTGATGCTAAGGTATACGAAAACTTTACAGGTGTTGTAGATGCTCGTGGAGTTGAGCCACACTCAATTAATGCAATCGTTATTGGTGGAAGTGATGAGGATATTGCAACTCGAATTATTCGAAAGAAATCTTTAGGATGTGGATTGCAAGGCGCGCAAAGTTATACATTATTTTATGAAGGTTCTGATAGAGTCATCCGCTTTGATCGTTCTGAACAAGTTGATATCTCAGTAAAGATTACAGTTGTTCGTCGTTCATCGGCTATTGATGTTAACCAAGATGCAATCAAGAATACTATTGCTGCGAATCTTTTCCCTATTGCTGAAAACGTAATTGCTGGTGCTTTATATTGTGGAACTAATAGTGATACATATCGAGTTAAGTCAATTACATTAAGCACATCATCTTTGACTGATCAACTAGAAATTCCTATTGGTTTGCGTCAACATGGTTCTATTTCTGCTTCAGATGTGGAGGTAACTGTTGAATAGTCGATATGCAGATTTAATTATCTATCAATATGCAAAGAAACCAAAGGCATTGGCAACAGTTAATGCTTTACTTGGCGAGTGTGATTCAATTATTTCAAACCTAACAGATCTTGCTTATCAGTGGGATATTGACCAAGCTCGCGCATATTCTCTTGATATAATTGGTCGTCGTGTTGGTGTTAGCCGTACACTTCCAGCATTTGTATCTAAAGGATATCTAGGTTATTTAAACTCAATTGGTGGAATGCCATGGGGCCGTGGAATATGGTACAAGCAAGGTGAAGCAACAGGTGGTTCATTAACGCTTAGTGATGATGATTTTAGGTTTTTAATTAGAGCAAAGATCTTTAAAAACTTTCAAAAAGGAACCTTGGATTATTGTTTAAATGCAATGCGTTCAATTTTATCTACAGATGCGAATATTATTGATAACTATGATATGACTGCTACTGTATTTCTTCCAATTGCATCATTAAATCCATTACAAGGCTATATGATTCAAGTTATGGATATTTTACCTCGTCCTGTTGGGGTGATGTATAATTACGTTAATGCAAGCGGTAGAGAATTTGGCTTTGATGGATTCTTTAATAGCTATGGTTTTAATGATGGCTCATTTATTGACGCTTAATTGAGAGAATTTTATGACATTATATACACGTCCGCAAAATGATATTTTTGCTGGAAATGCACCAGCCTCTGAGATACAGCCATTTCAGGCTTGGACTCGTGGTCTTGGTATTGCATTTGACGAAACAAATGGATTTCCAGAATACACTGGATTGAATGGATTATTTAATGCTTTGAATTTATACATTAAATATCTTGAGCAAAATGGTTTTGCTGAGTGGAATCCAGATTTGGAATATCCAGCTGGAGCTGGTGTTAGAATTGGTTTAATTTGGTATCGTGCACGAAGACAAAATATAGGGCAGCAACCTTCAACTTCACAAAATGATTGGGAGTTATTTTTAAATGCTTCTGCATTATCTTATGCTGAACCTTTATACCTTGATGGGAATACCATAAAAATTAGGGATGCCAGTATTAGTCAAGTTGGAGTTTCTCAATTTGCTAACGCATTTCAGGTAGTAAATAAGCAAGATATTAGCCGCGCTATTAATCCAGCAAATGCTTCTTCTATTGCTCAAACAACTGATATTGGTGTTGGACAAACATATCAAAACGTAACCGGATCTCGTTCTTTTGGAGTGAATTATTATAACAACACTGGAAAGCCTATATTCATTTCTATTTTTGCTTCGGGTAGTTCTGGATCAAGATTAGCTTTATATGTTGATGGTGGTGAATTCTTTAGCACAAATCAATCATCTACAGTTCAAACTACTGCTATAATTCCAAATGGATCTAGTTATATGTTAACTGGTGCAATATTAAGCGTATGGAGAGAGTTACGATAATGCCATTAATCTCAAAACCTAATTATAATTTGGTTTTTGCATCGCAAGCGCCATCTATTGACAATCCACCCGAGTTTAATAATTACGCTCAAGGCTGGGCCACATCTCGTGAAAACAATGGTAAGCCTACTATTAAGCAGTTTAACTATGTTCAACAAACCAGTGATATGAAGTCACTATGGATTTTACAGAATGGTGCTTGTCTTCCTTATGATCAATCAATTGAATATCAAGAAGGTGTATTTGTATTAAGAAATGGTGCAATACATCGGACTACAGCAACAGGGACAGAGATTTATACAAGTGAATCGCCATACGATTTAAAGTATTTTTCACAAGGTGTTAGTTATCCAGCAAATTCTGAAATTAGTTTATCTAATGGTATTCGTGTTAGAAATACATCTGGTGCAAACTTAACTAACAATCCAAATATAAACATGACTGGTTGGACTAATATCTCTAGTTCAAGTCTTGTAATAGCTGAAAACAACCAAACTCAACAACAAGTAAATGATCTTGTTAAAAATAAAACAATGTCTTTCTTGGATTTTGGTGCTAAAGCAGATGGTTCTGATGATAGTGCTGCGATTGCTGCTGCTGCTTTATGGTCATCAACAAACCGAAGAACTGTTGATGGAGCTGGATTAACATACTATTGCCATGATGTTCTATTTGATTCGTATTGTAGTTTTAGAAATGCGAACTTTGTTCAGAATGTTCATGATACTGATTTAGTATCAGTCCTGACCACAGCCACAAATCGAGAATGGTTAATCGGTTGTCGTTTTGATCAAATCACTATTGATGGGAAAAGAATATTAGCAACAAATGTAAAAGTTCAGAGTGCTGCTGAGGATGGCGGTCGACATGGTATCCGTATTCGTCGTCCAGTGCGTGATTTTAAAATAACTAATTCCAAAATCACTCAATGCGCCTCAGATGGGATTATGATTTTTCCTGATCTTTATGGTGATGGGTTTGTTACATCAATTATTGATTTTTGGGTTATTGATTGTGAGTTAACATGGAACCGTAGGCACGGTGGTTCAAGTGATCGTGTTGATGGATTGTATGTAATTAATACTAAGATGGACAATAACGGACGCTATCTCGATGGCCATGCTAGTGATCCAAATAGCTCTGGCGCACAAGGCGATAAGCCTGTAGGTTTTGATTATTACTATGGTAATGGTTGGGATGATGAGCAATATGACGCTGGAACATTCTCAAAAAATGTAAACTTTATTAACTGTACGGGTATTGACAATGCTAAAGGTGGCTTGTTGTTTTTGGCATATGCTGGAGCTACTGCTGTAAATACCAATATTAATATTATTGGAGGTATTTACAATAAAGGTGTTCTAAACTCTCAAGATGTAAACGCAATCAGTATTACACCAAACGAAATTGGAAACACTCAAAGCATCTTTAATGGTGTTAATATTAATGATGTAAGCATTCCTGTTTCTGGTGATGCTATATTGTTGAGAAATACATCAAACTATGTTGTTTCAGGAACAAAATGTATCCTGACTGCTGTTGAGTATGCTACTGGTACTTATGATTCATTAATTACTGTTGTTAATGAAGCGGCAACATCAAAAAATTATCAGAACTTTACAACCCCAGCAAATAGATTTACTTATAATCGTCAATTCAATATATTGATTGCAAGAGATGTAAAATCAACAGCTTATGACACAACCTCGGCTGGCATTGTTCATCAAGATAATTATTGGTTAAATGGCGCTCAAAAAGGCTCTGTTATTGCAAATATCAAGCCATCTGATAGTACGGTTTCAATTGGCTTCAGAATGGATGATGTTAATGAGCATTTGCGAGTTGAGACTCAAGGTTGTACATTTAGAAATGATTCAACCCTAATGCCTGTAAATAATGGTGAGCTTGTCATTGCACCTTTAACAAACACTCAGGTGGTTATTCGATTTAAAGGGAGTGATGGAGTTGTTAGAACTTCAGCGCCAATTGCAATTTCATAGAATAAGCCCTTCGGGGCTTTTTTACTTTTGTTTAAAAAGTGTTATTATCACTTAAACTAATATACAGGCAACTAATGTGAAAGTAATCTCAAATGCAAGACAAGCAACCTTGCGTACATTTTTCATCTTAATCTCAATACCTACAATGGCATTTGCTGGAGTAACTATTGATGAATCATTAGATATTGATACAAACTTTATCATCAAAATTGCATTAATATTTATTGCTTCATTCTGGGGCGGTGTTTCATCTGCATTAATTCCAACATCTTTTGATTCAAATATGCCTAATCCTAAATTTACAAAGATTTGGATTGGAACAGCTTTAGGTTCATTATCGGGATGGGGTTTGCTATCTCACTTTAACTTAGGTCTTTTTGCTGCAACACTACCATCATTTGTTATTGGTTCGCTTGGTGCGCCAATCATGGTTTTCTATTTAATGTGGTTCAGCAGCGCAGAAGCTCAAGCTGAATTGCGTGAAGTTATTAAGCAAAAAGTTCGTGAAAAAATCGGGAGTAAATAATGAAAATGACTAACGGTGGATTTCAAATAATCCGTAATGCATTTGGTCCATTAACACAAAGCCAAGTAAATGAAATTAACTTTATCGTGGATTCTATGGATAAAGATAAGTCAATTACTTATGCACAAGGAGCATATATCCTTGCGACCACATGGCATGAAACAGATCGAAAAATGCTACCAATTGTCGAGTATGGGAAGGGAAAAGGACGACCATATGGAACATGGCTCAAGAATAGTAAAGGTGAATTGTACGCCTACAAGAATGGGTCGAAGTCTGAGGTTTATTTGCAATCTCAATACCCTCATTTATATTATGGTATGGGATATGTTCAATTAACTTGGTTTGATAATTTCGAGCTTGCAAGTAAAAAGCTAGGGATTAACTTCCTTAATGATCCCGATCTTGTATTACGCAAAGAGTATGCGATCATCATCATGCTTGAGGGTATGAAGCAGGGTTGGTTTACTGGAAAGAAATTAAGCGACTACATTCATCAATCTAAAAAGGATTACAAGAATGCTCGCAAGATTATTAACGGTAACGATAAGGCACAGATGATTGCTGATTATGCTGAAGTCTTTGAAAAGGCTTTACGATCATGGTAGTCATAGTTAAGCTATGGCGCGAGATCATAGGCACTATTCTGTTAATCAGTTTATTGCTTATGTTCAATAAGTATCAATCCGCCAAACATGAATTAGCAATGACCAAGATTAACTATCAAGGCGAATTGCTTTCTATTAAACTATCAATGTCTGAGGCTATACTAAGGGCTGAACAACAAAGGAAAGAAGATCTTGAAAATTATGCAAGACAAATCGCTAGCGCTAACGCTAAGTATTCTAATCTTTTCGCTGACAATAATCGGATGCGCTCAGAGATCATCGAATACAATAATCGACTCGGTACCTATTCCAACGAAGCAAACGCGGCTTACGCCAAAGCAGCCTCAACAATCTATGCAGAATGTCGAGGCGAATATCTTAAAATGGGACACTATGCTGAAAAACTCGATGCAGAAATAGATAAAGTAACAGATTCAAGCAACAAGCCCAATTAAAGGGCTTTTATTTTATCTATAATATGATTTTCTACAGAGAATCGAAATGAGTAAAATTGAGAAAATGGCAACTAGAATTGCTGCTGAAATGGTTGAGGCATATATTAATCATGGTTCGCCAATTGATGAGGATTATATTGCGGAAAAGTCTTGTAGTATTGCATATAAGATACATGAAAGATCAAAGCAGTATAAAAAAGACAATACATTAACAAAAAAAGATATTGAGCGCATTGCAAAAAATGCAGTCAATATCCCAAGTCACCATAGTGAGTAGACTAAGGCCCTTGTTTAAGGGCTTTCTTATTTCTGCTTTTTCTTGTTCTACATCTTGTTGAACAAATATGGTGATTTCTTCTTGTTGAGTAAAAAGGCTTATTGCATACTTCACAAATTTTTCTTATTGATCCACACATAACACACTTAGTATCTTGATTCTGTGACATTTTTTAGCCTTTGATATTTTAATAAAATTGCATATTAAACTAACATCTCAAATTTTAAAATAGGAATTTTAGCAATGAATATTCAACCTACAATGCCTGCTGTTGTAACTGGTGGTGGTGGATTTGGTGATGGATTTGGTGGTGGCGGATTACTAGCACTAGCTTTACTTGCTGGTCGTGGTGGCTTGGGTTTTGGTAATGAGTTTAACCGTGGTGGTTTTATTGGTGAAGGATGTGTAACACCTAGTAACCTTACTGCTGGATTAGCTGGCGTGACAGATACCATTCAAAACACCAATGTTTTAACTGGCATTGGTGATTTAAAGGGAGCTGTTCCACTTGCTGAGGCGCAAACCCAATTAGCAATCCAAAACGCTCAAAGCGACATTACAAGCCAAAACCAAGCACAAACATTGAATCTTTCATCATTGTTGTTTAACGGTCAATTAGCAAACTTATCTGGATTTGCAAACACTAAAGACGCAGTAGACTCGTTAAGTACTCAAGTTGCTATCGGTCAAGGTGTGACTAATACCAATATTGAACGTTTAGGCTGGCAATTATCACAAAGTATTTCTAATGATGGTGAGCGCACACGTTCATTAATTACAAATAACCGTATTGCTGAACTTGAACAACAATTGACTGTAGCTCAATTAAATGAGCGTGAAGAACGTGCTAACAATGCTCGAATTTCTGATCGCCAATCGGTTGAAATCTCAATGATTAACAATCAAAACCAAAATCAGTTGCAGTTCCAGCAACAAGCACAAGCATTGAATACTATCTCAAGTGGCGTTCTATCTGCTTTGCAAAACATTCAAGCAACAAACCAAGCTATCAATATCGGCGCTGGTACGCAAGTTGCTAACCCAACTAACACTAACACTAACGTTAAAGCGTAAGTAGGTGTGAAATGACTCAAGAGCAAATACTTAGAATGCAGGGTTGGTCTGAAGAAAATATAGAAAAGCTTCGAATTATCGCAAGTAATCCAGAAGCCTATCAATACGCTCTAAGAACAAATGATTTAACAGGTGCTTACAATATGGTTGTACCTAAAGAGAAAGAACAAAATCATAACTTGATGGAGTTCTTTGGCTCATTTAGTGACGAACAACCTGAAAGCGCCAAAGAGTTATCAATCCAGTTGACTAAGTTTGCTCGTTGGGTACAGTCAGAAGTAGATAAAAATAAAGCCTCTCAATAGAGGGGCTTTAATTGATTAACATCTGTTACATGTTTACTTCTGTACCAATCACCATCATAGCTGTAAAAATACCACTCACATAAGAATTCACCCTGTAACTTGTAGTATTTAATATTATGTGAATAATCAGCAAGCCTGTAATGCGTACTTCCATCTGGCGCTCTATCTCTGATTTCTTGAATGTTCATTTTCATATCCTAATAAATTCTCAGTGTTTTTCTTTGCTATTTCATTAAGTTTCAATTTTGATTTTGAAGAAAGTTTAAAACTTTTTCCTGATTTCAAATAAACCCAATCATTACAAACACTAGAAACATCATCTGTATTTAATAAATAGCCTTCTTCTAAAAAAAATAACATCTCAAACTCCTAACTCAATAATTCTTTCATTAACGTATTTTGAATGTAGATCAATACATTTCTGCAATTTGATCTACAACTTTAGCAACACTATCATTGTACTTTGATACAAGTGACTCAATATTCTCAATTTCTTTTTGACAATCTTTAGCAAAAACTCGCTTAATAAATAAAGGTAAGTTAGGGCAATAGCTAACAAAGTCTATCCATTCCAACTCAGCGCAAGACAAACCACCATGTAACTGATCAAGATGTTTTTTAGGTATCTCTCCAGTGCGCAATATATGGATTTGCTCTGCTGGTTGCTTTGCTTTAATCTCTAATGCGCCTTCAGGCCACATTGGTTGACTCAAATATATCAATCCATCAGGTGAATAACCAAATCCCTTATTCTTAATAAATGAAGCCATATGAACCTCAATTCCAGTTTGACGCTCATACATTTGTCGTGCAATTGGTTCTAACTCATGACCACGCTTAGTCCACTCATTACCTTCAAAAACAGATGAAGATTCACCTGTCAATCGCTCATAAGCTAGCCCATTAATATAGGTCTGAGCGCCAGCACCATCGGCACGTATAGCGCTCATTTCAGAGCATGTAATAATACCAAGACGTAAATCCATCCATTCTGGTGAACCTTGTTCAATATCATGTATGATTTCCATTATTCAGCATCCTTTTTAGAAATCTTATTATCTAGTTGGCTTCTCCAATAATCAAAAGCACCTTTTTCAATATCATGTAATTCACAACCAATATAAGCAACTAGTTTTTCCTTTGCTTCAGGTGCTAAATATTCAAGTTTCTTTTCAAGAATCTTAACTTGAGCTGGTGTAATAGTTGCTTTAGCTCTACCGTCATTCTCTTCAGCTATAACTAATCCTAGCAAAGCTTTCATTGTATAGCGCTGACCATAAGTGATTGCAGAACCATCCGCTTGTATTTCATTCTTGCTACCACTTTTATCAGGACTAATAAGCATTGATGCTGTTTCACTATATCCGTGAATATGCGTACAAATACAAGTTACAAGTGTTCTACCATCATGATGCGGCTCAGTTCTCCAGCGAACAAATAAACCAAATTCCTGTAATACCGGATCAACAATTTCTTGCATATGTTCAAGCTTTGCATATTTAGTTCTATTTGCTTGGGCGCCTTTTTCAATTACACCTTTCTTATTTTGAAATCCAAGCATAGCCTTATCAAAATCAGCCTTTGATTGTCGATCTTGAACACGCTCATGCAATTCAATCATTTTTTCAAGCTTAGATACATCTGAATTAACATCAAGCGCTACACGCTCAATCATGCTTAAAAATGGATCTACCAAATTATTCTCTTGTTTAATTAATTCACTCATAACATTTTCCTTTCAAGTGGTGTTGCATTGGTGACCATATTATTATAGAATAAATAAAAATGCAACATGGTGAAGTGATGAAAGCTAAACAAATTATTAAATCAATTTCCTTTAGTCAAAAAAAGGAATGCGAACGATTGATTATTGAGTATGTCAAGAAATTTGATATTGACTTTGCAAAAGAAACAAAAGACATGTGGATGAGTCGACTCAATATAAAGGATAAATCAAGGCTATCTATCTTAGTTGAAAGACTTGAAAACCCTAATATTTGTCGTGAGCAAAAGTGGAAAATTCAAAACGAAATTAAACAAATTGAGGAATCAATCAATGAAAGTAATTAAGCAAGAATTTATAAATGATTTTTCTGTAAGATCGGAAGTATCAGAAGATGGAAAGGTTTTAGTATGTGATTATGGCTATGGAAATCCATTTGAAATAGATAATCAAGGCGCACTCCAACTAATCGAAATACTAAAGGAATTTGTTAATGAAAACATCTCAACAGATTGAAAGACAAGTTGTTGGTATTAATTGGTTTATATCCAATCACAAAAAACAGTTAGATCATTTTTTAAATAGTGATTTTGATATTGATAAGGCAATAGAATACTCAGGAAAGATTAAAGAGTTACAGGCTGAAAAACGTATTCTTGAATGGGTTTTATCTGAGTCATGAATTTGTTTCAGAGCGCTGAATATGCTGAGTCATTAAGCATTTGCCGTAAAAAGAAAGTAGGCGCAGCAGTTGAGTTAAATAATCGTGTTGTGTCTATCGGCTGGAACCATGGTGAGAATGAAAAATGTAATTGTGATATGCACAAATCAAATCCTGATTGCCTTCATGCTGAAGTTGTTTCATTCTTTGCTGAGGACGACTTTTGCTTTCGTGGTGGTATCATAGCTGTCACCTATCTACCTTGCTTAAATTGCGCTAAATTGATCGCATCTAAGGGGATTGAAACAGTCTACTACCGTGATCATCGAGACGACAAAACACAAGGCATAGAATTTTTAAAATTAAACAATGTAGAGGTTTTAAACGAATGGAAGATTTAATTAAAAAGATTGAGCAATGGGCTTCAGATCGCAACATCATTAATGGTTCAAAACCAATTGATCAGGCAATGAAATTGTTTAGTGAATTTGGTGAACTTGCGGATAATGTTGGTAAAGGTCGAGATTGTCGTGATGATATTGGTGATGTTTTTGTAGTTCTTACAATTATGTCGGCTCAATTAGGCTTAGATATAAAGGATGCAATAAAGTTTGATGGTAAGGATTTAGGCTCAAAAAAACATGCTGTATGCGATTTAGGATTATCTTTAAACTATTTTGTTAGAAGTGAAAATAAAGACTGTTTGAGATCATGTTTAATGGCACTGCATTCTATATCCGCTGGACATGGATATTCATTAATTGAGTGTATGAAGATTGCATATAATGACATTAAAGATCGAAAAGGAATAATGTCAAATGGTGTGTTCATAAAAGAATCAGATCCAGCTTATGCTGAGGTAATTAAGTCGATTGAGGATAATTGCTAATGTTGCAAAAATTCATTAAATCACTTGAGTTTTTAGGTGTTGATTCGTCAAACATGAATCGTGTTGAGTGTTCTAAAAATGTTTATAAATTTGAAGTCGATCAAATTAATAAGCTATGGTTGTCATCTTTAGCTTTCTATCGAGCTGGACATGAGAGAGGACAAATTGATACATGGAATGAAATTTCAATTCACGCTATAAATGAGATTAACAAAGTCAAATAGAAGTGCTATACTTCTCTGACTCGTAACTACCCTTTCATACCGCTTTCCCCAAAGCGGTATTTTTTTTATCTAAATTATGTTGCATTAAAATATATATTGATATATATTTAGGCTTCTTAGAAAGGAGAGTGTTATGAGTAATTTTAAATCTTCAGGATTTGCAAAAGTAAAAGGAAATATAGATATTCTTAAATCTTTTGGTGTTGAAAAAGGTGATATTGTAAAAATTATAACCATATCTGAAAATTGGGTTAATGCTTACAATGAAAAATATAGTGGAACTGTTTTAAAGGAAGGGGTTGTTTGTTTTCATAAACAACAATTGATTCCATTAATGGATTACGAATCATCAAACCGCTACAAACTAAAACAAGCGATTAAAGAAACTGGTATTTCTTCACGCAAGCTAAGTCATTTTGCTGTAGGTAATGAATCATTCTTTTATAATCAAACTGGTCCAGCTCGCTTTAAAGAATATGGCGATATTAGCGAATCTAAGCTTGAAGAGTTAATTTATATGGTTGGTGTGGCAAAGAAAAGATTAAACGCTAAAATAACGCAAGATGCATTCGATGAGCGTGAAAAACTTGATCTTGCTGCAAAGACTGTTGATGAAAATAATGTTCCAATTATTGTTGAAAAGCCCAAATGGAAATATCAAGGAGAAGTTACAGTTTACCTTGGACAGCCATCTAATAATTCTGTCAAAAAACGAAATAATAATTTAAGAAACTTTATGATTGTTCTTGTTGTTTTCTTGATTATGTTGGCATTGTGGTTTTTTAGTTTATATGTTAGCAATTGATCCTAGAACAACATGCCTTGAGGTGATGCGTATAGTCACTTCTAGGCATCCAGTACCAGTTGCAACACATATCATCTACAAGGAGCTTGGCGTGGATAGTAGACACCGCCTAACTCAAAGACAGATTAAATTTTTAGTTGAAAAAGGTTATCTAAAAAGATTTCCTAAATATAAGGTAGGTTTGAAATGAAAATTGTTGATAAATTAAATAATGTATTACCAAGTGTTTTGATTTTAATGTCATTAATCCTTGGATCAATTGAACAAGAACAGAAGGCCATAATCTTATTATTATCTGTTTGTGCAATTGAATTAATTCGGATTAAGAAATAATGAACCTAGATCAAATTAAATCACGAATGCCAAACAGCGATATCCGACCTACCCACTACTGCCCCGAACAGGATATATTTATCCATATCGACAATGGAACTTGGTACTTTGACGATGTTTGGATTCAATACGATAAACCTCATAATTTAAAGTTAATAGAAATCTAACCTAAGCTCCTCACGGGGCTTTCTTATTCCTTAAAGTTTAATAATTCATAAATTTTATTCATTAGACTATGTGATTCAAATAGAGAATAATTAGTTAAATTTTTGGAGAAGTTAAATGATAGTTGCTTACTTAAGAAACAAAAATAATGGGATGACTTACAAGGCTATAAATAATAGTCTACTTTTAATGTGGTCGCCAAAAGCTAATAAATATATAAGATGCTGTACAAAGTACAAAGACTTATTTATTAACAATTACATTGATAATTTTGATTTATTGAAAGATTCCGAGGTTAAAGATAAATGAACCACTCAATAAACGATTCTTTCATGAATCCCGATCGCTTTGGCTATGCTGTAATTCCATTTAAATTAGCTGGGTCTTTAGAGCCAAGAAATGATATACCCAAATGGAAGATAGCGCGCAGTAACGCTCGATCAATGGGAAAGACAACAACTTGCATACCAAGGAATCAAAATGCTGTAAATCTCTTGTTAGACGTGTTTATGACAATTCTTGTTTTGAATGCTATAAAGGAAAATCGAAATGAATGAATGGGAAGAGCTAAAATTAAGATATGGTAGTAATAGGCAATATTTAAATAGGAATATATCAATATCTTCAAGCAAGATTGAGGAATTTAAAAATTACTTAATTGATTGTGGTGCGGATATTTTATTAGATTTCAAAAAAAATGAAATGTTTAGATTTAAACTTAATGGAAATCTTGGAATTGTATATAGCAAAGGTTCTGGTAATTTGTTAGCTCACAATATGGCAGCTGAATTTCATAGAATGATTGGTCAAGATAGCACTGAGCTTTACTTAAAAGATCAGTACTATAGTAAATTTTAAAAATAAACATAAGCCCTTTAACTAGGGCTTTTTAATACCTTACATATCAATTTTTCTAATTTACATTATTTGTTTTATTTATTTTACATACGTAATTAACACTGTAATATAGTACTTAAATGATCGAGGATAAATAAATGTATTGGAATCTACCGAACGTAACAATTAGTAGTTTGCAACGCACAACAAAACCACTAATTGAAAATGAAATTGTTTGTGTTTTTAAGCAATGTGAGCCTGCATTCTTTACTGTTAAGCCTGAGCGCATGAAGCAACTTCTAAAAGCTGAAGCAATGTTAAAGCGATTAGAGGATGAGCATAACCAGAGTTATAAAGATTTACCATTCTGAGGTTTGATAATGCACTACTACACATTCAAGCCGAAAGACTATATGAGTAAAACGGCTTTCTTAGAACCATTAGAAGACTTAGCTTACAGACGTATGCTTGACCATTGTTATTTAACTGAAAAACCATTGCCACAAGATATTAATGAAATCGCAATGCTAATACGCATGCGAACGCATACCGATAGCATTAAGACCGTATTGCATTACTTCTTCGATCTTACTGCGGAAGGTTATGTTAATGATTACGTTGCTCGTGAATTGTTTGCTTATCATAGTAAGTCACTGAAGGCAAAAGCATCTGCTGATGCTAGATGGAAAAAAGAACGGAATAAAATCAAAGACATAAGTGCTGTAGAATCGCAATGCGATGGTAATGCGAACGCATTGCATGAAGAAAGCGAAAGCAATGCTAACCAACAACCATTAACCAATAACCATAAACCATTAACGAATAATATAGATACACCTTCGGACAAGCCGAAACGTTTTGATTTTAAGAAAGCGTTAATTGAGAAATCGGCAAGTGAAGATTTAGCAACTGCATTCATGGCTGTAAGAAAAACCAAGAAGGCAACCAATACCGAAAAAGCATTTGATCTATTCATGAATAACGTGAACAAATCAAATATGAGTTTGAATCAAGTTTTAGAAATTTGCATTCAGAGAGATTGGAAAGGATTTGATCCGACTTGGTTGAACAATCAATCCAACAATCGTGGCACTGATAACTTTCATGATTCATTTTATGGAAAAGGTCAAAGCCCATTTGGTCAACATGATCAAACTGGAATGCGTGATGTTGGCGGTAATGTTTTAATTGGTCATGATAACGATGTGAGATTCTAATGAATAATTTAGATATGAGTTTTACCCAAGACGATGCTTTACGATTAACAAAGAAAATGCACGCTCGTTATGGTGATGGATTTGCTAGGCAATGGAAAGGATTTACAGCAAATGAGATTGCTGCTGAATTCTTTGATGAACTCAAAGATATGACTGTTGAGCAAATCAGCCGTGGATTGGCAAAAATGAAAACCTATGAATATGCGCCAAACGTTTCGCAATTCTCTAATTGGTGTTTAGGTGATTTGCGTGGGCAATGGTTAGGCGCACATGAAGCATGGAATATTGCGAGAGGATCTATTGATTTTAACGGATACGAATTAACTGTTGTATGGACAAAAGAATGCGCAATTGCATTTGATGCGGTTTCAAGCATGGTTAGACTAGGCGACAAGTATCAAATTGCTGAAGCAAAGAAAGTATTTGTAGAGCAATACGAAAGAATGGTCACAGAATCGATTGAGAGAGGCGATAAGCCAGTTTACACGGTTTCCTATGGTGATGATAAGGAGCAACGCAAAACAGCGCTAAAACAAGCGGAAATCGCTGGATTATTGCCAGCAACAGAAAGCAATAAAATGATTGAAATGATCCAAAGTCCTCAAGATGCAAAAAATGAGGAAGTTAAATTTAAAACTTTGGCTCAAGAAAACTTGCAGAAACTGAAAGAGGCTTTAAAAAAACCAAATCAAAAGCAAGATATTCCAGAAAAGGAAATTATTGAACCTTTGAAATTATCGGGGAACTTACCTGAATGGGCTGATCCATTCGATCAACCTGAAAATTTTAAAGCTGGTTTAAAGCGAGAAGGTAAAGCAATACCGCTTGCATTAACTGAATGGGAAAAACGAAAAGGAATAGGTGGTTAATATGAAAGCTGTTGAATTTATTAAAAAACATGGTTGGGAAGAAGCTAAATTTTATTTAAGCACAGCATTAAATGATGCAATTTATATGGAATTTAATATGCCTAAGTATGGGATTGAAAAAATTTCATTAAATGTTTCCGAGCTAAAACGACTAGTCGAGATTTGGAGGTTAATTCAATCAAAAGGTGGTCTGGAAAATGCCAAGGAAGACGAGCTTTGGGCAAATGAATTGGGTTTTGGCTACAAAGGATTAGCTCAAGCCATTGCAGACGTGGAAAGCGTGGAATTGCCATGACAGCATTTGAAAAAAGATTATTAATTATTTATACGCTAATGGGTAGAGATGAACCAATGACAAGATCTGATATTGAGCAATTAATTAATCTTGGTTTTGGGGCTACAATTAATATCTTGAATGAATTAATTAATTCAGGATTTGTCACAAGGGTAAAGCGTGATGTTGCGAAAAAATACATGGGTTATGTTGCAACAGATAAGGCTAGAGAATGGTTTAAACTTTAATTGCCACCACGAATACCAATATTATTTTATTTATGATGAGTATCGGTGTTTGTGGTGTGGGAGAACAGGATGAGTGAGTTTAAGGTAGGCGATGAGGTTATCTGTGTAAACTCAAATGATTCAAATTATTTATCATTTGGTGATATGTATCTTATTAAATCAATCGAATATGGAGGAAGCCATATAACACTACAATCAGGTTTTGGTTATAAAGGTGGAGATAGTACTTACAGCATATTAAGATTTGAAAAAATCGAACAGGGGTTTAGGGATGAGTGATTTTATTAATATTTCTGTAAATAAATTGGTGAAATTAGAGGGTTTAATGTTTTGCATTCAATGCAATAAATTATTTATTGAGAATAAAGACACAAAAGATCATGGCATTTGCTCTCTTAATTGTGGATATAGATATCGTGGATTGCATTGGAGTGATTTTTTATGAACGATTTAATCAATAAAGTTGGTGGGATCTTTAATACAAATAATAATGGATATTTAATTATTACCAAGTATGTAAATACAAAAAATGTCCATATTAAGTTTATTAAAACTGGTTATGAGGCTGTGGTTAGAATGAGTGAAATTAAGAAAGGAACTGTTAAGGATAGGTTTTTACCTTCATACTGTGGTGTTGGTTTTTTAGGAAATGAGTTGACTAAAATCAATGGAAATACATTAAAAGAATATATGCTGTGGAGTGCTATGATTAAGCGTTGTTATGATACTTCTTATCCCGAAAAGAATCCAACATATAAGAATTGCGAGGTATCTGAAAATTTTAAAAATTATAGTTATTTTAAACATTGGTGTTCTAACCAAATTGGATTTAATAGAAAAGGGTGGGATTTGGATAAGGATTTATTAATAAAAGGTAATAAGACTTATTCGGAAGAAAGTTGTGTTTTTATTCCTCAAGAGATTAATGTAATACTAAATAATGGGAGGCGTGGAAGAGAATACCCATTAGGAGTTGGTTATGATAAAAGAATTAAAAAATTTGAATCTAGACTTTGTATTAATGGAAAACAAATGCGTATTGGTAGATTTAAAACGATAGATGAGGCTTCTGATGCTTATAAAAAAGCAAAAGAAGAACAAATTAAGGTTGTGGCTCAAAGATGGAAGGGGGAAATTGATGAAAGAATTTACGATATTTTAATGAGTTATAGAGTTTATTTAAATAATTCATAACCAAAAGTAAATGATTCATAAAAATCTTTCATTAGTCAATGGTATGGTTATTTTGCATAATAGCCATATCGAAACGGAGATTAAGAAATGAATTTTAAAGTTGAATTATTGAGTTATGAAGATAAATTAGCAGATTTTGAAGTAACTTTAGAAAATCTTGATTGTGTTACTTGTCACGCTGTTGTTGATTTAATTGATTTTAAAAATGGTGATGTGAATATTGATCCTGATAATTGGTTTGATGCTGAAGGTAATTCAATTGATAAGCCAGAAGAATTTAAAGGTTATGAGCGTCATTTACTTAATAACTGCTTTGAGTATGAAGTTGGTAAATTCCTATGAAAGCAAAAATAAAATGGTTCAATGGGAAACTTCCTGAATGCATAACTCAGGGTAAGGAATACGATGTAATAACATTTGATGGTCAAGGATTTGATTTTTTGGATGATGATGATGAATGGAATTATACAAACGTTTCTAAGTCTTGGGTTTTAAATGGTGGTGATTGGGAGCTGAAAGAATGAATACAATTTATATTATTTGCTTCTTATTTTTGATTGTAGCGATTGTTTTAGCTATCTGGTGTATTGATACCAAAGAGGCTAAAAGAGATCGTGTAAAGCGTCTAGAAGACGATCAGCGATATATAAACAATAAACGTAATGGGTGGGATTGGTGATGATTAGTGCAACAATTGGTTATGATGTAGCAAATAGAAATAATTTAAGAAGCAAGTGGGATATTGGTTCTTTCCCAGTTAAGAAAATTGAAAGTTTTTTTAAGGAAAAAACAAAACCTGTAGTTATTGATCCAGTAATTGAATTGAAGACAAAGCAACAGCGCAAAGAAAGAAACAAAGGTTTTCGTGAAAGACGTGCAGAGCAAATGCCATTTATTAAAGAATATGTTAATTGGTCAAGTCGATCAAATAGATGGGCTAATATTATTAAACATGTTGATGGGGTTAAGGGTGAAACTTTTACTCACATCGTTTTGGGTAAAAAAACAATTGAAGATCCTAAAGTTTGGAAAGAAGTCGTTAGGGTTGTTAATCAGCTTAGAGAGGAATACAAAAATGAATCTAAGTAAATATCTAATCGGTGGATCTTGTTTTATTGTTGGCGCTGCATTTGTTTATTTTATTTTGAGAGGTGGTTTTTGATGAAAGAGTTATTGTTAGAAACAAAAGATGGTGAGTATATATATAGCAATTCTGAAATGGATACAGTGCCATACCATGTTGGGGTTATTGAAATTCCAAAAGATGCACTGGCTTTAACTAAGGTTGATGATATTCTACTATTTTGGTTTGATCATGGGTTTTGTTGTGAAATGGATTTAAGAATATACAATGCTTATCATAGTTCATTTATTAATTATCTCGAAGACATTGAAGGTTCAATATGCTTATGGCAACGTGATTCAGTTGAGGAAAAGAAAGAGGATGATGTAAATAGTCCTAGTCATTACAATAAAGGTGGTGTTGAGTGTATTGATGCTATTGAATCAAGTATGACTAAAGAGGCTTTTTGTGGTTATTTGAAAGGTAATGTGATCAAGTATATGTATCGCTATGAAAATAAAGGCGGTGTTGAGTCACTTAAAAAAGCTCAATGGTATTTAAATAAATTGATTAATTTGGAGTCTGTGTAATGGAAATTTTATTTATTATTTTGTGTATTGTGCTTGTAATATTATCTTGGTTACCTGTGATTATTGCGTTTAAACGTAAACATAAAGATAGATGGGGTATTTTTGCATTAAACTTCTTTCTTGGTTGGACTGGTATTTTCTGGATTGCTGCTTTAGTTTGGTCGTTATCAAATGATGGTAATAATAAATGAGAGCCGCAAAGATTGATGCAAACCAAAATGAAATCGTAGATGCCTTGCGTAAAGCAGGGTGTACGGTTCAGATTCTTTCTAGTGTTGGTAAGGGGTGTCCCGATATTGTTTGTGGGTTTTCTGGTCTTAATCTATTTATGGAAATAAAAGACGGAAATAAACCAAAATCAGCACAGAAATTAACAATAGATCAAGTTAAATGGCATCAAGATTGGAATGGGACAGTTGTTGTTGTGAATAGTATTGAGCAGGCATTGCAGGCTATTTCTGATTATAGGCAATATGTTTATAGTCCTTACTAATATGGAAATTAAAATATGAACATAAAATCAATATTCTGCTTTCATTCTTGGGAATGGGAAAAAGATATTAACGGTGATGAAATTAAGGTTTGTCGTAAATGTTTAAAGGTGGTGAGTGTATGAAAATTTTAAAAATAACTTGGCTTGATGCTTGCAATAAGTGTGGATTTAGTGATTATGCCAATGTAACAACTGAGCGAGGTATTGGTTGTTATTTGTGGAGTGGTGATAAAGTTGAATGTCCAAGTTGCAATAATGTTGGTGAGATTGAGTGTGAAGATGGTTGTGCATATGTTGTATGGAATAATTAAAACTAATAACCATATCAGTAATTTGAATTGATGTTTTTGTGGATTGTGGTAAAGTGGGTTTGTTCTATCAAATTATCAAAAATAAACATCGTACTCATCTCCGATATTATTTTGATTGACAGCTTGGAAAGACAGGCAACTTTAGAGAGTGAATTACGTCTTAGCGTCCTCGGCAAATCTAAGTAATACGAGCATCGGTTCACTCTACTAAAGTTAAAATCATGATGCGGGTAATTAGCATATAAACCTAGCGGTGGAATAGATTTTATTATTAAAGGTGTTTGCAAGCACTTTGATTTTTAAAATTGAAACTTAATGCTATCTTTGTTAGTAGTTAATATTTAGTTCGAAATGAATATTAATAAAACCATAGAGAAGAAGCAGAATAGTTCTGCATTACCCAGCAATATGATTTTATTTAACTAAGACTCGAAAGGGTCTTTTTTATTATAAAAAGTTTGGTGATTGATAAAAAAGTTTCATTAGTCAGGTGTGATAAATTTCAATAAAATTAACTCATTGAAAGGAGATTGACATGAAATTTATTAAAGCACTTTGGTTAGCGTTGGTTGATGTTTTTAAGATGTATTTTCAATTGCCAAAGTTATTGATTGATTTGTTTTGGTGCTTAATGGGTTTTGTGTCATTGGTGTTGAGTGTTGTTTTATTTCCTTTCATTGTTTATCGGAAGTATAAAGAAGTTTGCAACGAGAAGCCCAAGCGTAAGGCTTCTAAATTAAAAGCTAAATTGGTTTGAGGGTGAAATGAGCAAAGAAGAAGTTAATTATAATCAGACATGGTTATGTTGGTGTTGTGGTGAATCTGTGCTTTATTTTGGATTTCATGATTGCAACAAGTCAAAATAAGAATGTATTAAACCGCTTTGATGCGGTTTTTTATTGTCTGTTGTTTTGTGGTATATTGAATATATATTTTTATGGAGAGTTTGACGTGAGTATAGATAGAACTGGCGTTGGGGGTAGACCTCCATCGTTTACGGATCCTGAAGCATTTAAAGAAAAGTGCTTAGGGTATATTGAATGGGTTAAAAATAATCCTGTTGAAAAAACAATTACTGCATCTTTTCAAGGGGTTATTACCCATAAAAAGGTTCCGCATATGCGTGGGATGACTCAGTTTGGATTGGCTACTTATTTAGGTGTTGGGATTACTACACTTAAAAATTATGGTAAGCATCCAGAGTTTATGTCCATCTTTGAGGGTATTGACGCTATGATGAAGGCGTGGAACCTTGATGGGGCAATTTCTGGTGACTTGAATGTGACTCTTGTTGCGCGCATTGATGGTCATGCCGATAAGACTGAAACTGATATCACAACCAATGGCGAGAGTATTAACAAGCAAAATATAGATATGAGCAAATTGTCAGATGATGAATTACGAAACCTTGACTCCATCATTTCAAAAGCAAATCAGAGTGGAGCTATCGAAAAGGAATCTGATTGATTTTACAACTTATACCATGCCTAACTTTCAACAGGGATGGTTTAATAAAATTATTGCTTATGAACTTCAGAAATTCTATTTTGATGTTATGGATGGAAAGCAACCAAGATTATTGATTCAAGCTCCCCCGCGTTCTGGAAAGTCTGAGATGTTCTCAAGACGTTTCCCTGCGTGGGCTTTTGGTCAAAATCCTGATTTGCAAATGATCGCTGCATCCTATTCTGCTGATCTTGCATCGCGTATGAATAGA